TCCATCTTCGATGTGGCTGGGGAGAAGTACGGCACGTTCGATGAGGCCCTTGCCGACCTCGCCAGGACCGCAATCCATACCGAGCAGATCGCCACCATCACCTTCACCGATGGGCAGTACGGCAAGAGGATCACCGCCCTTGATCTAACCGAAAGGGAGCCCGGCATAGATGGTTGAGTTCTGCCCAGAGAGCCACACCTACACATGCGGAGGGGAGCGATTCCCCTCCGTTACCCAGGTGTTGGCCGACCTCGGTTTCTACGGTGATGCCGTGAAATACTTCACCGAGTACAAGCGGGATCTCGGATCGTTCACCCACAAGGCCATTGAACTGTACCTGGCGGGGGAGTTGGACGAATCGACCCTGGACCCCGCCATCCTTCCCAGGTTGAACGCCTGGAGGAAGTTCGAGGCCGAGACGGGGTATGTATCCTCCGGCTGTGAAATCGTCATGGCGAGCGAATCATACAGGTTTGCCGGGACGGTTGACCACAGGGGCACCCTGAACGATAGGCCGGTCATCATCGACGTGAAGACGGGGGTGCTCATGCCGGCCACGGGGATACAGCTCGGGGGATATGAGATCCTTGACGGGACACCAGGGCTCAAGAGGTACGGGCTCCAACTCAAGGAAGACGGAACCTACTCACTGAAGGAGTACAAAGACCGGACGGACCGGGGCGTGTTTCTGTCAGCCCTGTCCGTCTACCAGTGGAAGCAGAATAATCTAAGGAGGACAAGCAATGTCTGAACCCGCATTGAAAATAGTCGAGACGAACGAAGTTGAAACCAAGGCCCTTACCATCGTGGACCAGGCCAAGGCCGTAGTGGTGAAGGATGCCGAGTCCTATACCGCAGCCGGGGTCATGTGGAAGACCATCAAGGACATGATGAAAGAGGTGTCCGACACCTTTGACCCCATCATCGAACAGGCTCACAAGGCCCACAAGAAGGCACTGGAGCAGAAGGCGAAGTATTACAGCCCGCTCGATCAGGCGTCCCGCAATGTCAAGAAGCTCATGAGCGACTATGACGAGGAACAGAGGCGCATTGCCGAGGCAGAGGCCCGGAGGCTCCAGGAAATCGCCCGGAAGGCCGAGGAAGAGCGCCGGCTGCAGGAGGCCATCCTTGCCGAGGAAGCCGGGGAGAAGGAAGAGGCCGCAGCGATCCTCGAGGAGCCCGTCTATGTCCCCCCTGTCCAGGTGCAGAAGGCGACACCCAAGCTCCAGGGTGGGCCGGTGTACCGCGAGGTATGGTCTGCCAGGGTAACGGACATCCGGGCCCTGTGCCGGGCAGTTGCCGATGGCAAGGCATCCCCGGAGTGCGTCATGGGGAACATGCCGACCCTGAACAGGATGGCAACGGCACTGAAGGCAACCATGCAGATCCCGGGCGTGGTGGCAGAATCCAAGAGAGTATAGCTTAACCCCCTCCTATTGCCCGGTCTTCGGGCCGGGCTCTTTTTGAGGGATGGAGGCGACATGATGAACCGATATAATCCAGTAGCAAGGCAGGATGCCAACGGCCTTTTCGCTGACTGTGAACTTGATGATTGTGGCGACTTCTACCTCGTCTCCGATGTCGATGCGCAGATGGTGCCGAGGCCGGACCCTGCGGAGGTAAGGAAGGCGCTAGAGAAAGTGAAGCGATTAGTTAAGACACAACAAAAGTCTTGCCGTAGACATGGGTTGACGGAAGAAATTGTGCAAGCCGAGGCCGACCTGCTCAAGCTCGTTGGCGTGGAGGAGGAGTGATGGCAAGGTCTTGGAGGTCGCATAAGCCATGGAGAGAGTATCCATTGCGGGTGTGTCGATATCTGAATGAGTGTGCCATCTGTAAAAATCCAATCACCTCCGGTCAGGAATACTTCGACGGAGGATACAATCTCAGGGCGCACAAGGTTTGCGTTGAAACCGGCGAATATTATGCCAGAAAAGCAAAGGAGGGCCGACATGAGCGCGATTGATGAACTGCGGAAGATATATAATCCAAGGGATCTTGCATATACGCACACCATGCAGACGGTTATAGAATCAATCCTCGACCTCGCCGCCCAGGTGGAGAAGCTGAGGGAGAGAATGGAGCGGCTTGATAATCTGCATTCCATAATGTCTTGCCATATGGTGCCTGAGATGAAGCCCAAGTTCGGCCCTGTGCTGGACGATGCCAAGCCAGCCCCTGAGGATGCGGAACCCAGAACCTGCCATGATTGCAAATACTATGCTGGCGGTTTATGTCATGCATATTCCAGACAAGTTTCAGCAGACGCGCACATCTGTAATGGGTTTAAGCCAGCCCCGGAGGATGCGCCTCTGCCCCACCATGGCTACACCATCGAGGTGCCTGTCTACGTTGATGGCATGATGCAGGTGTGGGTTCCAATGCCCGAAGGTTGCGCCGTGCCAAGGGTATTTATCGGACACGCCAGCTGGTTCAAAGGATGGAGGGAGAGCAAGTAGCATGCCCTTCCCTTCCCCCTCATCCTCCGCTATAATGACACCCCACGATGCAATGGGGGTGTTCGATATGCCTATCTACGGCAGGGTGAGGGAGGACAAGCGGAATCATCAAAGGAAAAGAATCCATTCAAGATTCTATGCGACACCATCGACAGGCTCGAAGAAGAAATCGAAGCCCTCAAGCGTGAAATTGATAAATTGAGAAAGACCCCATGACCGGCCGTACCCGTCTGCAGGTCCTGGGCAAGCTCCTCTTTGCCCTGTTCGTGATCTGGCTACTTCTCGCCCTTCGCTTCGGCCTCTGACCATATCGAAGGCCTGTCATGCGCTACCAGGCCGCCGTTCGGTATATCCTGCAGCATCCTCTTGAACACGGCAGCCTTCTCTAATCTGCTCTGTGCTGACATATATTCCTGCAGGTACACATTGCCGTATTGATACGCCCAGAACTTTCTCACATAGTTGTCCAGCATATCGGAGTGCTTCACGATCAGGGCAATGTCCTGGTCCTCGAGCTTCTCGCCGTTCAGGAATTTGGCTATAGAGTCCCGTGTATCGAGGGTTTCCCTGGCGATCATCTTTCTGATGTTCTTCTTCTCGTCGCGGAGCTCCTCCCTCAAGCCGTAGTCGGACACCTTCACGAACCGGCCTATGATGTTCCCGGCAATCGGGAGATTGAGGGCCTTCTCGAGCTCCGTCTTTACCTCCCCGGGGTTGTCGGATCCGAAGCGGTAGACGATCCCGCCGCCCACCTGGTTCGATACCCACTTCGCAAAGGCAATACGGCTGCGGTAGTCGTCGGCCTGGAATTCCAGCTCCGGTATCGCCTCCCTGCCCCGGAAGTGATCGTAGGGATTCTGCCCTGACGCATACTGAACCACGGCCGCCATGGCCATGCCGAAGGGGTGCAGCGTCGGAGCCTGCCCTGCCATGTAGTCGAAGAGGCCGGTGAAGTAGTGGTCCTGGTCGAAGTCGAGGACCTTCCACACCAGGCCGGACACCATCCGGCCGCCCTCGTCCAGGGGAACCCTCAGATAGACGGCCTTCCCGTTCGGGGTCATGCCCAGGGGGTAGCAGGTATAGTTTGTCTTGTCATACTCGCTCACCCGATCCATGACCTCTTTTATGGCAAGGCCCATAAGCCCATACTTCGCGGCCTTCATGGCCATCTTGGGGATGATGTAGTATTTCGCAAACTTCCAGGCCGCCTCGCCAGGGCTACGGTTGGTTGTCTCGTAGTCGGAGCGCCAGCCCTCCTTGATGGCGTTCGAGAACAGGAGGATATTGTTATAGATCGGAGCCGCGGATCCGCGCCGGAGAAATGCAGGGGAACCGATATTCGACCTGACCTCATGGGCTATCTTCTGGTCCGTCAGGATCCGGCTGAAGCCCTGGGGAAGGTTATGGTGCTTCAGGTACAGATACCCGCCTACCTTCGGGACCCGCTCAATGGCCTGCCCCGCCTTGCTCATCTTGTCGAAGAACCAGCCGAAAGGCCGGAGAATCTTGTTATTCCATGCCGTGGGCACCATGCCGTACTTCTTGAGGAGTCGCTCGAGCTGGGTATCCTCCGGGCTCTGGCCGCGGTAGTCGCCCATGGAAATGAACATCCGGCCCTTCCTCATCTCCTGAATGATCTGGTCCGGCCGCCCAAAGGTGCTCCTGAAGGCAGGCTTGATTCCCTGCAGGAAGTATTTCGTGAAGTTGGCGTAGGATCCACCAGGCAGGGCCCTTACGGCCTTCCGGTAGTCTCTCATGATATTGAATGCCCAGAATCCCGGGTTGAACTCGGTGAAGACGGCCTTGAACGGCTTGGCCGTGGCTCTCAGGATCTGCGCCACAAGCATCCCCTCGATGGGGTTCTTCTCGAATGTCTCGGCTACATACTTAGGCACGTTAAAGGCCTGCATCTTGCCGCCGTCCATGAAGGCGATCTGCCCCGCGTTCGGATCCCTGGGGGGAACGTGCATCATGTACTTGCCGCCCCATTTCTTTTCGGCCGGCTGAATCTCCTGGGGATAGAATTCCTGCATGAACCTGGTGACGGACTTGGCCGCATTGTTCCGGTTGATGGCATAGATCAGGTGCATGTCCTTCATGAGAGTGGCAACCAGGGGGTTGCCGGTCGGGCTGAAGGTCCCGATCTGCCGGAAGATCTTGGCCGTCCCTTCCCGGCCGTAGCTCTGCTCGAAGTGTCCGACGATATCGAAGGTGGCGTAGTGCTCGTTGTCCTGGAAGACCCTCTCGAGCTCCGGGGAGAACATCTTCGAGTCGAGGGCCTTGTCCACGAAGTAGGACTTCCGAATCTGGTAGAAGTGATCCTTGAGCTCCTTCAACCTGGGCCCGAAGATCCGGTCCATCTCGCGGATCCTCTTCCTCGAGAGCTCGGGAGTCCAGCCCTGGGGATTCGCCAGCTTGCTCCGCTCCGTGGCTACGCGCCAGTGGAACATATATTCGCCCAGGTCGGTCGGGTTGATATTGTGATCCTCTGCAGGCTTCAGGACCTCGTTATACATATCGGCAAGGTAACCTTCAGTCTCGGACCCAGAATAGAGCATGTCCTCGATGGCATACCGGGGGTTGAAACGGTCGGGGATATTGCTTTCCCCGGTGAGCTTCACCCTTCTGAGGATCGCATAGCTCCGGTCGATGAAGGCATTGCCCCAGGCGTCCTTCTGGGCAACGGGGTTCTTTTTCTTGAACTCCACCAGGGACCGGACATACTCGTCTTCCTTGGCTCCGAATCCTTCGCGCAACCGTATCACCCTGTTCTTCTCTGCCTCACCGCTGCGGATATCATCTTGGAGCTGCTCATACATCCTTTTGACCTCGGGCTTGTTCTCCAGGTAGTTGAAGAAGCCCTCGTAGAACAGGGGCGCTTTGGCCTTCAGGTATGCGGGGTTCGTGATCAGGGCGCTCAGAGCATCGGCGTAGAGCTCGACCGATGAAAAGCGGTAATTGGTATATTTCTTGTTGGCCAATGGATCGAAGGGCTTCCAGGCCATGGTGAACTGCTTCAGCTCGTTCGTGACGGCCTTGGCATCCAGGAGCCGCCGCTTCTTGATCTCCTCCTCGAGGAGCTTCTGATAGAGCTTCTTGATGGTCCGGTCGTCGGGATTGATCTGAATGGTCCTCTTGATCTTCTTCCCGGTGCGTATCTCCTCGACCCTGTGGAACCGGTTCAGGTCCTGGTGGATCCTTCCGGCCAGGGCCTCCTTCACGATGGCCTTCTTCTCGGCCGTGGAGAGCCTCTTGATGTACTCCTCGAGGTCCTTGTTTATGTTCTGCCGGTTCTCCATGGTGCTGTTCCAGATGGCAAGGACATCGTCCGGGGTGATCGGGAGCTCGCGCCTGATAATCTCGTCTATCCATTCTTCGGCGACTTCCGGGCCCTTCTTCAACTGCCGCGCCAGCTCGAGCAGGAAGGCGTCCTCGGCCTCGGTGATAGGCCCAGGGCCCCCGGGGAATCCGGCGATGTAGTGCTTCATGTACCTTCTCAGGGACGCGATCCGGCCCAGGATGTTCCCCCGGGAGATGACATGCTCGGGAAGGTAATCGATCAGGTGGCCTATCTCATGCGCGAGCGTCTTGGCGAGCTGCATGGGATCCTCGGCGATGCCTGCCTTGATCTCGATACGGCCGCTGCCGGTAGGCCTGAACAGGCCTGCAGCGTTTCGGATGGAGAGCCTTTGGAGAACCTTGGGGTATCTGCCGCCCAGGAGCTCACGGGCGAGCTCGACGATCTCGGGGAGCTGCATGACTGCGGGAACGTCCTGGTAGGCGCTCCCGTGTGGGCCTTCAGAGTAGTCGGAGCCGCCGATATCGGCGAAGGTGCCTACTGACGCCCGGGACCCTGTACCTTGGGGAGCTTCCCTACCTTCTCCATGAATCTCGCCCAGAGGTTCAGCCGCTTCATTGCTTCCGGCCTGATCTTCAAAAAGCGAAGATGTGGATGACTTACCCGCTGCATTTGCTATGTCCTCCTTGGCTCTTGCCAGGAGCTCGGGGATCTCCGGCTTGTGCTCCTTCCCGAAGAGCGTTTCCTGTCTGGGATCCCCCAGGGACTCCCAGAGGTCAGCGTATCGGCGAAGGACCGACCCTATCTTGGAGCCGGATCTCCGGTATTGATCAAACAGATTTAACACCTCTGCCGTAACGCTGTCAATATCTCCGTCCTCGAACAGGGACCGCTGCCGGAGGAATTGCTCCAGGGTTTCCCCTGACTCCTTGATCGCTCGGTACTTATCCGCTGCCCTGGCCACAGCTGGGGATATGTCAACCTGCTCCAGGGCGCCTCTTGCCATTTTCGACTTTGCCCGGGCAATGGCCGGAGCTGCAGCCAGGAGGCCCCTGGTGAGCATCCGGGCTTCGTCGTCTGCACTCTCTGACATGACCTCGAGGGCATTGGTCTTGCCGTATGCAGCCGCGAACACCGCATTTCTCACACGGTCATAGGCCGCCTTGCTCAGTGCCCCTTCCCGGGTGACGTAGTTGCCGATCTCTGATTTGCCGACTGCCTTCAGGAGGAAGTCCTTGATGATCTGGTTATTGTGCGCCGTGTTCAGGTCGCCGTCCCTGGTGGGATCCAGGCGGTACAGGTAACCATTCTCCTCCATTACCTTCGCGTCGTCCAGGGCCCTCTCCATGGCGCTCATGGCCGCCTGCCCCGATACGTTGGCTTCCCTGGCAAAGGCCTCCCGGTCGAGCTCGCTGGTGCGGATCCTGGCAAGGATGGGGCTCTTCGCCGCCGCGATCTGCTCCTTGTCCAGGCCGTACTTCTGGGCATTGTCGAGGAGCCATTGCTTGTACTTCTTCATGTTCGGGTGATTCTTTTCGTATCCCAGCTTGAGGGCAATGACGCGGCCATTGCCGGATTCGACCACGCCGTCGGTCCCTATGATGGGAGCGCCGTCTGCAGCCTTGGGGATATCGCCCAGCCATTCGGGCTCGAGGCCGCCCAGGATCCGGTTGATCTGCATTTCAGACGCCGCCCTGGTCCTGTCCCTCGGCTGCAGCTCCGCGGGGTAATCCGGATTAACCTGGAGCCTGGTATCGTGGGACGCCACCAGATCCCCGGCATCGTACACGGCGAGCCTGGTCTTGATCTTGGTCCCGTCCTCGGTCCTGGCAAAAGATTCATTGCCCTCAGTGATGGCCTTGGGTTCCGGCCTGGGTTCTGGTGATTGCTTGGGCTTCTCCCCCTCTCCCCATATCGGCCGTGCAGATCCTTCCCCTTCCCCCTTGCCCTTCACCGGAGAGAGCCTTCCGGCGAATTCCTCGGCCGTCAGGGCTTCCCACTTCTGCTCCTGGGCATACTTGTCCAGTGCCTCCTGGGCTTGCTGGGGTGTGTCGAAGAATTTCTCTTTCTTTCCCTTCAGGGCTCGTCGGTCTGCCTTTGTGGGGTTTGAGTACTGATAGGCTGTTTCTGCACCTGGCAGATCAGCTTTGCCCCCCTTCTCCGAGGGGCGGGATTGCTCAAAAGGCTGGTTTCGGTTGAAGGCTTTCTCGTTAAGTATAACAGTCCCGACATTGCCCTGCTGCGAAAAATGAACAGCGTCGTATCCTGCGGATTCTGCTGCATTCACGGCGCGTTGCAACCCATCAGGGTAGAGCTCGCCTTTCCTGAGATTACCCATCACTTCTTTTTTGCCAAATACCTTTTTAAATTCAGGAGTTCCTTCGTACAATATCTTGGCATCTGGTTTCGCTGTGATGATTTCTATGTTCTCACCGTAGGCTGAAGCAAGTTTTTTATCAGAACTTACAAATAGTTTATCCTTTGCGAAGGGCGATTCTATCCGCTCAGTGCTTCCCGAAGTGGTTCCCCTGTAAAATACCTTTTCCCCACCCTCGGGCTTAGGGGTTGCTTCGGTGGGTTTTTCGCCCGGCCCCTTTTTGGAGGTCACGGGTTCCATTATAGCAGACTGGGCCTTCCTTGCAAGCTCCGGGTAGTCCTTCAGGACTTCGGGCGGGACGGGCTTGCCTTCGGAGAGGGCTCTTACTATTCCATTGAAGTGATATGCTTCTGGATGCTCAAATATGCCCTCTTTCCTTGCCTTGGCATACTCGGCTTTCGTCATCTCCCATGGCTCTTTCTTCGCCGTTTCGCCCACGGGCGCCTTCTCTGTAAGCGCTGGAAGGAACCCCTTCCTTCTGGCCCTCTCCACAACGTCACGGACATAGTACAGGGTGGCGCCGCCACGGGTAACATCAACATCGGGGCTTGACTTGATGACCTTCCTGGCGTCCGTGGCCCTCATGCCCAGGCCTCGGAGTATGCCCTCCATCTGGCCCGTGCTGGCCTTCGTGTTCATGCCGGTAACGGTCTTGATGTCTGAATCTTCATAGGTTCCGGCCTTTATCTTATCGAATGCTGCCGCCTCGAGAAGTTGCTCTTTCTCCCTCTCGGCCAATCGCTTCTTTGTGTTCTCCTGTTCGGCAATGGCTTCTTCTGGGGTGTTGTGATAATTCCCGCTCGGAGAATCGACCATCCACTTGCCTTTTCCGAGGCCTATTCTTCCCTTCCACAGGGTATATCCTCCAAGCTCGATAGAGCTGCCTGGCTCGGCCCAAGATGGAACTTTGATCGACGATGGAGCTTCTACCTTCTCCCGCCCCGCTTCGATCCCTTGCACCTGTTCATTCGGCTTCACCCCCTTTTCTATTCCCTTAAATCCTTGTGGTTCAAACGTGTAAGCAAGCATATCTTCTATGCTTTTGGTCTTGGCAAAATCGGCATTGATTTCTATGGGATTGCCACGATCTCCGAGTGGCATAATAGTATAAGAGCCATCTGGTTTGTGTAATACTCTAACTTCTAATTTTCCGAGATCTTCTGTTAAAACAGTGTAGTCTTCTGGTTCCTTTGCCTTCCCAGGCTCCGGCCTGTACTCCAGGGCCTTCCTGGCCTGAGTGACCTCTCCCGCCCTGGCGACTGTCTCTTGCTGGTAAGGCTTGATACCGACCAGGCCTTTGATCTTTGCCCAGATCGGCTTATCGGCCACGGTGACAATCTTCGAGGTCGGGATCTTTATTTCGACGCCGTGCTGCATGGCCGTCTTGATATCTGCCGGAGAGAGATCCAGGTCCTTCCAGAGATCCATCTCTTCCGGGCTCATCTTTTCTCCGGTTTGGAAGATATCCCGTACCTTTTCTGGAGAAATGAAGATATCTTCGGGCAATTTGTAATATTCGGTAAAGTCCTTGGTGAATTTCTCGAAGGCCTTCTGCGCTCCGATCTTCCCGTACTTCCCTGCAGCTCCCACCAGGGCGCCCTTGCCGATGAAGTCGGCGATCTGCACGATGTCCCGGGTGATCTTGTTCGTGTCTTCGGGGAGCAGCTCGTCGATGCCCCGTTGCTGCAGGACCTGGTACTCCTTATCCTGCGCCTTCGAGAGGATATAGCTCTCGGCCTCTGCCACGCCCATGAAGGCCCCGAGGCCCAGCATGGTCCTCACGGGCCCCGATACCAGCCCCCCGGCTACCGGCAAGGTGGCGAGCATTTCGAGGTACTCGGGAGTGTTCAGCTCGGAGCGGATCCCGAGGGCCCGGGTGAAGTCGTCGTAGTTCTCCTCCACATGGCTCGGGTTGTATCCGGTCATCTGCGACATGGAGAGGACATTCTGGGCCCTGGCCTGCCGCTCTGCCTGATTGGAACGGGTGAAGAAGTCGAAGGCCTGACGAAGAGGACCGGGCTCTTCGCCTTCCTTGGGCTGCCTGATAACGGCCTGATCCCCGAGGCGCTGATCCTCGAGGATGGACGGAGCACTCTTTCCGGTAATCGTATCGACACCGGGGAACGATTGACCGTGGAGGGCCTCTTCTCCCTGGCCCAGGTTCAGGCGCCCGAGTCCAGGGGAAGGCATCTTCGGGAGATTGATCTTCTCCCCTGTATAAAGGCCCTCTTCTCCTGTCATGCCAGGAGGAAAGAACGAGGCAGTCTTATTGATAAGACGTTCGGCTCCTACCTTGAGCCTGGATTCGTCATAAACCTGTGTCCTGATGATTCCTGAGATCTCGTCGTCGGGCATCGAGTCGGGAAACTCGAGGACCATATTTTTATCTGGGATGCGGACCTCTTTCATGTCAGAGGCCTCATTCCGCTGGTACGAGCATCTTCTTCTTGGAATCCCAGACCATCCTTGTAACCTTTGGCTGGGCTGTTCCTCCTGGCGATCCATTTGGTTTCTTGTACCTGTCCTGGATTTGCTTCGGGGCATAGGGCAGGTAATAATCACGCTCTGCCTCGAGGGTCCTGATGGCCTCGGAAGGGTTCCCCTTCAGGGACTCGACGAGCTCCGGGTTCTGTGCCGCCAGGACCGCCATAACAGGATCATCAAGGGTGCCCTTCGTCTGAAGGCTATAGATCGCCTTGTCGATAGCAGATATCTTGCTCGCCGCCTCCTTCTGGGTAGGAGCACTCTCTCCGGCACTCTGCCCCGGGTAGTCCTCGACCTTCCCGGTCTGGGTGTTCTTCTGCACCCATCTCCCGGTGATCGGGTCCTTCAGGACGGTGTAGGATGCCGGCCCCTGGGGGACCGGTTTCGGCGTTTCCCCCACATAGTAACCCTTCTCCTGGAATCGCGCCTCTACCTCGGGTACGTTCTTTCTCTTCACGGTCACCGTGAATGGCTGATACTCGTTCCCGGCCTTCTTCCAGGCCGTGACCTTCACGGGCTCATTGTCCAGCTTTGCCTGTTCGAAGGCTTCCTTCATCTCTGCCAGTTTCTCGGCGGCTGCCATGCGCTTGCTGTCGGAATCGTAGTTCATCATGGTCGGCAGGATCCCCATAGCCAGGTTCGGATCCGTAATCCCACCCATGACCTTCTGGAGATCGAACGGTTCGGGTACCTGCTCCACTATGGCAGGCGCTGCGGGTGTTCCTATGTCGACGCCGCCGCTCGGTGAGATGCCTTCGCCAGGTGCAGGCGCTCCACCTTCCTGATTCATGGCCATGGGGAAAAGGGTCTGCTTCTCCCTCGTCCCGGGAAGGTTCGCCATGAGCTGGGCGATCTGGCTTGAAAGGTCCTGCTTCTCGAGGCCCCTGCTGTATCCCATGGCGAGCTGCAGGATTCCCTGTCGAAGCCCCTGCCATGGGTCCCACTGTGGAACGTAGACTGCGCCAGGTGCCATGATTCACCTCCTATGATGCGAGCATTGACATGAGCTTTGCCCCGCCGGCCATGCCTATCCCGGGGGCCATGGCATCCAGGAATCCCGTGCTGCCACCATTCACTACAGGCGTGATGGCCGGAGTCCCGAGGGCCATCTGCAGAATGTTCAGGTACGGGTTGTTGTACGGCTGCCCCTGGGTCCATTTGTACATCAGCTCGTTGATATCCAACTGATTGAGTCCCTGCTGGGTGTCGCCTGCCGCCATGGCGTAGGGCAGACCGGCAAGCCCCGCCGAGACATTGCTCGTCTTGGCGCCTGCCACACCGGGGAGCATACTGTTGATGCCCAGGAACTTGTTCATCTCCATGTTGTCCCAGGCGTTCTTTGCGCTGTCCAGCATGGACGCCTTGGTGCCCATGAGTGAGCCCATGAGGTCCTCTGCCGATTCGGTCATGGTGTGCAGGGTCCCGCCGCTGTCGAATGAGCCCCTCCCCGCGAACAGCTCCGCGATCTGGGGCAGAGTTTCCTCCTTGTATCCCTTCATGGCAGGATCAAAAATTGACTTCTGGAACATATTCAGGGTGCTCGTCGGGTCAAAGGACTTTGCGCTGTACCCGCCCTTGTACTTGTTCAGGAACGAGTCAAGGGCACTGTTCACGGTCTTGTCGCCGCCGATGCCGCCCAGGAGCCCCGGGATCTGGCTGAAGATCTTGTTCTGGATGCTCGACGGGCCTGCCGTCATGTCGCCTTCATAGACCGGGGCACCGGCCAGGGTTGTTCCGGGGTCAGCGAGAGGCGAAGGCTGCGCCCACGGGGTAGCCCCCGCCGCTACCGCCGCGCTCGATGTGCTGTCGCTCCAGAGCGGCCTGCCGTCCTGGTCATATCCCACGATCTTTCGGCCGGCAGATGCAGCCGGTGTCACGGTTCCCGCCCCTGCTGCTCCGGTCGTTGGCGTCACGCCACTGCTTGTTCCTGCGCCACCTCCAGGGTTGAACAGCACATTCAGGAGGGACGTATTGAGCGACGCCAGCACCTTCTGTTGTTCCGGCGTCAGGGTGTTCTTCATGTCGACGTCAGGCGGTGATCCGAATAGAAAGTCTCCCATGTCTCAGCCCTCCATTATGATTTTCTTTGACCGCTTGAACCCGTGCTTCTCGTATGCCTTCGGCCTGGTCGTGCTCCAGATGATCTTCTTCAGGCCCGCATCGTTTCTGACCATGTTGAGCATGGCATAGGCCGCGTCTATCGGCGCCCCGTTCACGCCCTGGTACTCCTCGTCTACGGACAGGATCGACACATACAGGTTTTCGTCCAGGATGTTGATGCGAGCCCAGAGGACCCCGTGAATGATGTTTTCATTGTCGTAGAACACATAGATCAGATTCGTGGGGTTGGAGCAGATATTCTCAGACAGGGCATAGACCCTGTCGATGTTCCACTCCAGGCCCTTGACCTGTTCAAGCAGCCTCCGCGGTACGATCCTGAGATCGTAGATCCTCAGAGGTGTCAGTTCCCATATATCCTTCTGCATGTCTATCCCTTCCATACGATGGCCGTCACCGTGCCGCTGGCAAGGTCCACGGCGCCCCCGGTGTGGTTCACCAGGGTAACCTTGACCGTGTTCTCTGCCGTCACCACGGCGCTTATGACCCATCCCGCGGCCGTGACCGGGGAGAACCCAGCAAAGGCCGGATCTCCGACTGCAGCCCCTGTGACTGTTACGTCCGTGCTCGACTGAGCCCCGTTGTTGATGCTCCCCGGGTTCCAGGTGGCAGTCCCGGTGTACCGCTTGTTCAGCAGGGTCAGGATCTCGCTGAATATGTAGTCAAGGGCATTCTCGAGTGCGATAAGGTAATCGAATGCGCTCTTGAGGTTACTGAATGCCTTCATCGGCTTGATGAACCGCTTAATAGCCATGGATCGCCCCCTCCTGCTTGAAGTACGGCACGATGGCGTGGATCTCGACGGGCTGCTCGCTGGCCGTGTGGTATATCCTCATCCGGTGGTGGCTGCCCACGGCTCCTACATAAACCCTCTTCCAGACCGTCACCTTGTCCCTGCCGCTCTCATCCTCGAAGGCGAGCGTCCTGGTCAGGTACGCGGTGGGATCCTGGTCAACGTAGAAGTCTATGGTGAGCTCGGTTTCATCGTTCGTGGTAAGGAAGAAATCGACCCAGCCAAGGTTCGCCTCCAGGCCGTTCTGGATGTAGGGGTTCCATTCCCCTGTCTCGGCCAGGAACTTGATGTCCTCCCCGTTGTCGTTATACCCGTCATTGGTCAGGAAGATGTACCCGTCATGGTCCCCTGCCAGCTTGAGCGGATACCCAGCCACGGCGCTCCCGGTGTCCCAGGTGTACTCGATGTCGTCCCAGGCGTCCTCGATGTCGTCCATGGTCAGGGTAGATCCTGCCGTGTAGCTGCCGAAGCACATGAAGGCCAGGTCATACGGGAAGAAGTTGCCGTCCTCATAATTGAAGGCGAGCACCCTGTCAGGCTCGGTCGATCCCACGGCGCAGGCCGTCCACCAGATCTGCCTGAGGTCGCGGATCTTCCCGGCATACCCGTACTTGACCTGTCCGACGTCGTAGTCGGATATGATCCCATCAGGTATGGCCGAATCAACGGGCGCAAGGTTCACGCCGTCGGTGGCGATAATGGCGCTCTTGCCTATGCCGTAGCTCTTCCCGCCGATGGTGATGGTGGAGAATGGTGCGTAGAGGCCTTCCTCCTGGCTGACTCGTTCCCACTCGAACGGGCTGGTGTAGATCCCGGTATAGTTCAGCTTCCAGAGGCTCTCCTTGAACCAGACATACAGGACATTGCCGATCATCTGGGCGCCCATGATCTCGTCAGGTGTCGGGCAGTCCACCCAGCCGTAGGAGGGCCAGGTCGTGTAGGTCCCCGCTGTGCTGCTCCTGCATCTCCGTGGCCTGAAGGTGGTTTCCTCGGTCGGCGCCAGAAGGACGATGTGACCGTGATACTCGAAGATGAACTTGCAGGTATTGACCTTGTTCGTGGACCCGCCCGTGTAATCGACCGTCAGGGCAGCGAGTGTGGTCCCGTCCCAGGTCCTGATCTGGTCAACCCCGTTCGTTATGTAAATCTTGTCGTCGGTCGCGCTGCAGCAATGAAAGAAGTTGTAATCCAGGCCGGTCCAGGTGTCCTCCTCGGCCATGTCGTTGAGCAGGCTCGTTGCCGTGTTGTACTTGCACATTCTCTTTGTGTCGAAGGCCAGGAGATATCTGCCGGTCGCCGTGTAGTGCTCCCAGATCCCCATGACCGGAAGGCCCGGGTAGAAGTTATAATCGGCCGTGATGTCGGCGTCGATCTCCGGGGCAGCATTGAAAGTCACGGAAAAGGCCCCCGTTTCGTACACTATCGTTCCGACCCCTCCGGCATCGCCGGTCAACGTCCCGTCGCCGTTGTCGGTGAACTTCTCCACGCCATCGGTGATCTCAAGGTCCCTGATAGGCACGTTCGCCAGGGTGCCGGAGAAAGTGACCTCGCTCTTATCGCCTGTCCCCACTGATTCATCTTCCACCAGGTGGACCATGCGGCCCCACTCGGTATAGCCCTTGCGCTTCTTCAGGACCCCCCGCTCGACGTAGGCGTTCAGGAGCTCCTTGAAGGCGTCCTGGGGCAACAGCCACGGCTTCTTGGCCGTGACCTTGCCATATTTCAGGTCGTAGATGGGAAAGGGCTGAAAGTCGGGCATTGCTACCTCTCTGCCTTGTAAATCATGTATATCTTTGTACTTGAATATTTGCCGTCTTCAGTCCAGGTTATCGTGAAGCCGTCAGCTCCAAAGGCTGATATTTCGCCTTTCATGCTGTCGCCGTAAGAATCTACTATGTGGATCATGTCGGTATTACTGAAGTGTATTTCAGCCGATGATCCGGCCTCCCTATACATACATAGGTGTTGTGATCCGTCATCCATCCCTAGACTGAAAGATCCGTCAGAATGCAGGTTATCTTTGGCGAACGCCCATACTGTCACAAGCCGGGGCTTGAACCCAATTCCAGTAATGGCCTGATCGCCAGCGGTCATTGAAATTCTTGATGTTGTGCCTATTTTAACGTCAGACGCTATGTGTCCGTCATCAGTGATCTGCACTTCGTCCCCGTCCTCGTCCTCGTAGACCAGTTCGCTCTTGGTGCTCACGGTCTTGGTGAAGAGGGCGCCCTCGTCGGCTGCCAAAGAAGGCTTGGTGATGGGGGCCTTGAATATGACCTGCTTGTGCTTCCCGGTCTGGGTGCCGCCCGTGGCGAAGTCGTGATCCTGGCCGATGGCAGTCTCAAGGGCTTCGTTGTTTGCCCTGATCTGATCGTCCGAAGTCTTCAGCGGTGTGGTTCCGGCTGGTTTTGTCTTATCGAAGGCCATATAATGATCTCCTTTCTTACCTTATGCTGCCGGTCATGACGCCGGTGATAGTGGGGGTGGAGGGGGATTCAGAGCCGCCTATCGTGATCTCGTACCCCGTTGCATTTACCGCTCCGGTTGAATCGACCACATAGACATAGGCTGTGCTTCCGCTTGTAAACGATCCTTGGTTTAATGTCACAGTTATTGATGTGTCACTCCATGCCGTAGGTATCTGTATTTCTTGATGTTGTCCTGAATGAGTACTATCCCATGTTGAATGATCAGACAGCATCACTCTGGCTTGCGTCCACGAAATATAAGTGTCATCGGTATAGGTCTTATCCGTCCTAGATGACCCGTTACAATATTGATCGAAGATAATGCGGTATGAATTATATGATCCGAAGTAGGAATAAGTGGTATCTAGGATATATCTACCGTCCTTCCCGAATATCCACTTTCCAGTGGAGGCATCAATGAAAATCTCATACATATGCCATGCATCAATACCATCAGCCCCTATCGTTCCTTCTGAGTTTGGCCCTCCCTCGGTAATCCCGGTAACAAATCCCAAGGTGGAGCGAGAACTGTCCCACACCATCTGCAAGTATTGATTCGATCCTCCTGATGGATAAACTCGCCAGTTTTTGAAATTGGTTGCCTCAGAAGGGTTAAATGCCTCAAAATTTCTCCAACAGTACATATAAATACTGGTTTTGGTCGCATCCCCAGTATGGTTCAAAGAGGAGTTTTTGGATTCTCCTCTTACCTGCTCCGCACAATATGTTGATCCTGTGCGGTTGTTTGCTGTGTTCATCACAACCCCGGCATGAGATACCCCGTAATCCCATTTGCCAGTTGCCGTGCTGCATGTGCCTGATTCAAAGTTATCCCACAGTCTAGCTATGGTATTTGCATCATTGGGTGATTCATCGGCGTGAGTGCCAAATCCAGACCCCGATATTGTCAACGTGGTTGTGCCAGTAACCGATGAGATGGATACCTCAGCGTTTAGCTGCTGACAAGGCAGGATAATGAGCAGGGCTAATATAATAATATACTTCATCCTTTACTCCATCTTATACACGGCAAACTGCATATCCCAATCTGTGAAGTCGGTTCCACCAGCCCTTACGAAATAGGATGTACCCTCATACCCTGCTTGTCCGTTCAGCGACCCACCGTCATTAGTCTGCGTAACGTAGATATGGAAATCTCCTGTTGGCGAAGGATAGTCAGATGTCCACTCTACAGTGTGAAGGTGTGCAGATGTTCCTCCTGGCTCAGTCCATGATTTTGTGCTCCCGTATTGCGTACCAGATCCATCTACACCAGACCATACCGATACGGTGAAATCGCTGGATGTTCCTCCACCATTTGATATTCCTACATCTATCCGGCAAATGGTTATTGCCGATGAATTAGCAACCTTCTGATCCTCGCTGCCGTAGTTGGTGTTTGAGTTCTGAGACTGCTGAGCAAAGGGTGTTCCTGCACAGGATAGCCCGCCCCCCGCCGCCTGCCCCACCACCACCGTCGTACTCCCCGCCCATGCCACGGAGGACATGAGCAGGGCTATCAGAATAAGCAGTCTCTTCATACGTTCACCTCAGTTAACGTCTGCTGAATAGTAACCGTAGATGGTCATCTTGACCTGTTCGGGAGCGTCCGTATCGTCGAAGTCGAGCACCAGGACATGCCCGTTCTCGATGGTTGCGGCGGTAATAGTCGTATCGCTTCCGGTATACGGACCCGAACCTGTGGCAAGTTCCACTGCGTCAACGGTCGCATTGTTCGCCGCCCCGTCAGCATCGTATTCCTCGATGTTGATGCTGGTGTCATCAGATGTGCTCCAGCCCTTCCAGCCGGTGACAACGAAGCTCATGCCTGACTCATTGCTCCAGATAATGAACTTGTCCCTCTGTGCATCGGTGAAGTCCTGCGGCTTGTAGACGGTGATGTGGATCTCTTCCTGAACACGGCCCAGGGTCTTCTGTGCCGCCCCGTCGTAAACTCTGAGCCACCCGTCAGTATCGAAGCTTATTTCTCCGGTGGCATCAACGTCAGGGTCGTCACTGTTGGGGATCTCAAGAGAGGTTGCGCCGCCGAGATCGAAGGCCAAGGCTCCGGCCAAGAACGTGGTTTCAGATATACTGAGAAGCGTTGATGGTGTGCCGTCAGCATCGTTTGTGAGTTTGAGAAAGAAAGCATTGGCATCTGCT